AGTATTTAAAGACTTAGGAAATGAAGCGGAAAACTTATCAAGAGCATTTGGTGATGTATTAGCCCCCGCCGTTTTACCTGTTATTAAAGGATTAACTCAATTAACTATTGTAGCAACTAATTTTGTAAATTCACCAATAGGAAAAACTGCTGCAATATTTACTGGAATTGCTTTAGCTGTTAAAGGCACTACTGTTGCTATTGGTTTATTAACTGCTGCAATGGTAACTGCGGGTGGAGTAGCGGGTGTTTTAGCGATAGCAATGAATGCAATACCATTTGTTGCTGTTGCAACAGGCATTGGAGCTATAGTTACACAGTTAATAAAACAAAAACAAGAACAAGACAAAGTAACTGAAGCAATAAAACAAGGTGAGTTAGCACAGTTAAGAGCTTTAGAAGCTGATCTTGGAATAAAAATGGCAAAAGAATTAGCAATAATTAACAATTCAAATGACAAAAGATCAATTAATGCAGCAAAGAATAGGCTTCGTGTATTACAAGATGAAATGAAACCTATAAGAGAAAGATTAAAAATTGCTGTTCAAGAAAATGCAGTTGAAGTAGATAAAAAGAAAACAAAAAAAGAAAATAAAGAAATAGAAAAAGAAATTAATAAATTAATAAAAGATAATCTTAAAAAAACAATTGCTTATGAACAGGCAGAAATAGATGCTGTAAAAGCGAAAGGTAAATTGATAGATCAATTAAGCGATCAAAAAGTTTTAGCACAAGCAGCAGTTGATGGAAATTTAAAACAAGTACAAATACAACAGGAAATAAATGCTCTTGTTGCAATTCATGGCGAAGGTATGAGGGATGTAATTACAAAATATATTGAAGGCACAGAAGCACTTAAAAAACAAAAAACTGAGGCCGATGAGTTAAAAAATAAATTTGATGAGATTGGGTCTTCTATAGAAACAAGTATTAAAGATAATTTAAGAGATTCAATAACAGGCGCACAATCTTTTGGACAAGCAATGACAAATGTATTAAATAGAATTAAAGATAAGATTATTGATACACAACTTGATAGGCTTGTTGATGGAATTGGTGATAGTTTTTCAAATTCTGCTAGAGGTGGAACAAGAAAAGGTATTGGTGGTTTCTTGGGTGGTTTGATTGGTGGTCTTTTTGCAGATGGTGGTAGACCACCTGTTGGCAAAGCATCTATTGTTGGTGAACGTGGCCCAGAATTATTTGTTCCAAAAGTTGCAGGGACTATAATTCCTAACAACAAACTTGGTGGAGGTGACAATACTACAAATATTGTTAACGTATCAGTAGATGCCTCTGGTTCCTCAGTGGCGGGTAATAGTGCAAATGCACAGCAATTAGGTGCTGTTATTGGGGCTGCTGTACAGGCTCAACTTATTAAAGAAAAACGTAGTGGAGGTTTATTAGCAAGATAATGGCAACATTCCCAAACTTTACACCGATCTACGGATCTACAAAAACAATAAATACAAAAGCTGTAGTTGTTAATTTAGGTGACGGCTATCAACATCGTACACTTTTTGGCTTGCCACAAAATCAAAGCCCAATGACTTTAGATTTGACATTCAGTGTTAGTGAAACTGAATCTGACACAATATTTTCTTTTCTTAATGATAGAGATTTAGATCAAGCAAGTTTTGATTACACTCCGACTGATGAAGCAAGTGCTTTAAAATTTATTTGCACGAAAAAATTAAAATCAATTCCATATAACAACAGAGCAATCGTTAATGTAACTTTTGTACAAGTATTTGAACCATAATGGCTATACCCACTTCTGAACTGCAAAATATAAATCCAAGTGGAATTATTGAATTGTTTAAAGTAGAACTTAATGTATTATTACATGGATCATCAACAGTTTATAGATTTCATGCTGGTACAAATCAGCTAAATGGAGACATTATTTGGCAAGGTGATACATATGAAAAGTATCCAATTCAGGCAGAGGGATTTGAATATTCTGGAACTGGTAGTTTGCCAAGACCTACATTGACAATATCAAATGTTTTTGGTTTTGTTTCCGCTTTGATAATTAATACAAATAAAGTGACAGCAAAAAATGATCTGCAAGGTGCAAAATTCACAAGACGAAGAGTTCTTGCAAGCAGCTTAGATGATGCTAATTTCTCATCTGGGTCAAATCCTTTTGGCACTCCAAACGCTAATGAACTACCACAAGAAATATATTTTATTGATAGAAAAGTTACAGAAAATAGAGAATTTGTACAATTTGAATGTGTATCAGTTCTTGATTTACAAGGTATTAGAGTTCCAAAAAGACAAGTTACAAGAAAAGATTTTGATGGAGTTGGTACATTTATAAATACATGACTTGGAAAACTGACGCTGAAAAACACGCTTTTGATTCTCTGCCAAATGAATCTTGTGGTTTATTGGCAATCATAAAAGGTGAAAAGAAATATTGGCCTTGTAAAAATATTGCTGAATCATTGCATGAGTATTTTATTATTGATCCTGATGATTGGGCTGATTGTGAAGACAATGGAGAAATTATTGGTATTGTCCATTCACATCCAATAGGTTCAATATTTCCATCAGAAAATGATAAAGCAAGTTGCGAATTTTTGGATCTTGAATGGTTTATATATAGCCCTGTAATAAAAGATTGGTACTCTTTTAAGCCCTCTGGTTGGAAGCAACCTTCTTTAATTGGTAGAAATTTTATATGGGCTGTCAATGATTGTTGGTCAATAATAGATGATTATTACAAAGAAGTAAAAAATATTGATTTAAAAAAATGGATAAGACCAAAAAAAATAAAAGATTTTATTGCTAACCCTATGTTTGAAAAGGGATTACCAATTACAGGTTTTAAAAAGCAAGAAACTTTAGATGACATACAAAAAGATGATGTTTTGCTTTTTCAATCAGTCACAGGTAACTTAGATCATGTAGCTGTTTATGTTGGTGATAACATGATACTTAATCATAATATTCATAAATTATCTTGCAAAGAACCATTTGATTTTAATTATCAACAGAATTTAAAAGGAGTATATAGATATGAGCCTTAAAAAAATAAAAGTATATGGAAAACTTAGAAAGTTTTTAGGTGAGTCATCTTTTGAAGCTGATGTAAATACACCATCACAAGCTATTAAGTTTTTGCTTTGTAATTTTCCAGAAGTAGAAACCCACATGGCAAATCAATACTACAAAATTAAAATGGGCGATCAAGATATACCACTTGATTTATTACATTTGAAAGGATCAGATGACATAAAAATTATTCCTGTTGCATCTGGATCTATACCAGTTGTTGCGGCTGTGACAGGAGCTTTCTCTGCTGGGGCTGCGGTGGTTGCTACTGCGGCTTCAGCTATTCCTGTTGTAGGAGGAATTGCTTCTGCTGCTATAGGTGCGGTGGGTACGGTTGTTGGTGCTGTTGGTACTGCGGCAACTGCTATTGCGGCATTGCCTGTAGTTGGAGGAATAGCTAGTGCTGTTGCAACAAGTGTTGCGATTGATGGTGTTACCTCTCTGATAACTCCAACTCCATCTGTTCCTACATCTTCTGCTTCGGATTCTTTTTCACAAAATGATCCTCAAATGCAAGCAAGTAATTTTGCTTTTAGTGGCATACAAAATGTTTCAAGAAGTGGTGTTTCTGTACCAATAATATATGGAGAACGTTTTGTAGGAAGTATTATAGTTTCAAATGGTGTTGATACAGTACAAGTAGATGGTACAGCCTAATGCCAATACCTAGTTTTGATGAAAGCCAAAGAATAAGTGATCCTAAATTACCAAAGGATCAACTAGGCAGTATCCAACGGTCAACTATTGTGGATGTATTGGGCGAGGGTGAGATAGAGGGCTTTCCATCTGCAACAGGTAGTCAAGGATCAACAGAATATAACAATGGTGCTTTAAAAGATGTATTTCTTAACGGCACACAGGTTTTACAACAATCCGCTAGTAATACAAATCCAACTGATAGTGATTTTAATTTTTCTAACATAAATTTTGAGCCTAGATTTGGAACATCAAGTCAAACTCATATTTCTGGTATTTCAGATATTGAAACAGAAACCACTGTAAGCACTGCTGTTACAAATAGCACACCTGTATCAAGATCAATTACAAACACAAATATTAATGCTGTAAGAGTAACGATAGCTTTCCAAGCTTTACAAAAATTTGAAGATAATGGAGATATAGTTGGTACTTCCGTAGATATAAGAATACAGATCATTCAAAACAATGGAACTACAACAACACCAATTGATGATACTGTTACAGGAAAAAGCCCCAGTGCATATTTCAGAGATTACAGAATAAATATTCCTTCTGGTTTTAGTTTTCCTATAACTGTGAGAGTTATAAGAGATACAGCAGATAGTAGTGTTACCACCTTGCAAAATGGCACAGTATTTTCATCTTTTACAGAAATAATTGATAAACAAAATGCTTATCAAAATACTGCTCATGTAGGACTTAGATTTGATGCTGAACAATTCCCTGCTGTGCCTCGAAGAATGTATAGGGTTCGTGGATTAAAAATAAAAATTCCACATAATTCAACTGTAAGATCAGATGGTTCTTTATCATTTGCTGGCACTTTTAATGGCACACTAAAAACAGATAAAGAATATTGCAATGATCCAGCATGGGTGTTATACGATCTTTTGACAAGCACTAGGTTTGGTTTTGGTGATCATATAACAGAGGATCAATTAGATAAATATGCTTTTTATTCTGCTTCTGTTTATAATTCAGAACTCATCTCAGATAACGAAGGTGGTACTCAGCCACGTTTTAGCTGCAATGCAGTAATTCAGAATCAACAAGACGCATATCGTTTGATAGGAGAGCTTTGTAGTGTAATGAGGGTTCAAGCATATTATCAAGCTGGTAGTATCACGATTACACAAGATAGACCAACAGATCCTTCTTATTTATTTACACTTGCAAATGTATTATCTGATGGATTTAGTTATACAAATACTTCTAGAAGAATTAAATATACAGTAATTAATGTACAGTTTTTTGATAATGAAACAAGAGAATTTGACTATGAAACTGTAGAAGATACATCATTACAGGCTAAGTATGGTTTTGTTGTTAAAAACGTAAGAGCTTTTGCCGTAACTTCCAGAGGAATGGCTCACAGATTAGGAAAATGGTTTTTATACACACAGGCTAATGAGGGAGAAGTAGTTTCATTTACTACAACTTTAGAAGCTGGTACTTTAGTAAGAGTAGGAGCCGTAATAAGTGTTGCTGATCCTGTTAGGTCTGGATTAAGAACAGGAGGTAAAATAAAAAGTGCAACAACAACTGTAATTACTGTTGATGATACCGCTTCAACAAATTTAGATTCATCAAATAATGCAACATTGTCTGTAATACTTCCTGATGGAAGCGTTGAAACAAAGACCGTTAGTTCTATCTCAGGTGCGGATATAACTGTTGGTAGTGCCTTCAGTGCAACACCAAATACAAATTCTGTCTGGGTTTTAGAAAATGATAGTTTGCAAACTCAACAATTTAGAGTTGTAGGGGTTACTGAAGTTAGTGGTTTGACTTATCAAATAACAGCAGTATTTCATAACTCTGGAAAATATTCCTTTGTTGAAGATGGCACAACTTTACCTACAAGGACAATCACCACTCTTACAGATATAAAACCTGCCCCATCTGGTTTAAGTGTTACCGAAAAAATTGTTGTTATCAATAATAGAGCCGTCAGTAAATTGTTTATCACATGGAATGGTGTCACTGGTGTTAATGAATATCAAGTGCAATTTCGTTTTGATAATGGTAATTTTACAAATACAAGAGTTTCAAGAACTGATTTTGAAATATTAAATAGTCAACTTGGTACATATGAAATAAGAGTATTTAGTATAAATGCGATAAAAAAACCTTCAGCTTTACCAGCAACAATTACATTCAATGCTGTTGGAAAAACTGCTGTTCCAGCTAATGTGCAAAATTTAAGAATAGAGCCAATAAATAATAAATTAATACGACTTAGATGGGATGCAAGTACAGATACAGATGTTCTTCATGGTGGGTTCTGTAGGATCAGACATTCTTCAAAAACAGATGGAACTGGTGAATTTGCAAAAGCTGTTGATATTGATAAATTGGCTGGAAATAGCACAGATATTATAGTTCCTTATGTTGAGGGAGAATATTTTGTTCGCTTCGTTGATGATGGTGGCAGAATAAGTGCTGGCAGTGCCTCTGTTGTTATTGATTTACCAGATCCGCAACCAGCTTTAATAGTACAAACTAGGCGAGAAGATCAGGACAGTCCTAAGTTTCAAGGAACAAAAACCAATGTAGATTTTGATGCGACAACAAATAGCCTTAATTTAATTGGTGCTGGTAATTTTGATGATATTACAGATTTTGATACACTTGCTTCTTTAGATGACTTTGGTGGTATATCGCCCTCTGGAACTTATGACTTTAATGAAACACTAGATTTAGGTGCTGTATTTAGTTTAGACCTCAAACACCATTTTCTGACTGAGGGTTTTTATCCTAATGATTTGATTGATAGCAGAACAGCAAATATTGATACTTGGACAGATTTTGACGGTACCAACGCAAACGATACAAATGCTGAACTACTTGTTCGAGTAACACAAGATAACCCCTCTGGATCACCAACTTATACGGCATTTCAAACTTTTGTTAATGGTGTTTATAAAGGAAGAGGATTTCAATTTAGAACAAATTTAACAAGCAGTGACCCTGCACAGGATATAAGGGTTTCACAATTAGGTTATACTGCAACATTACAAAGAAGAACAGAGCAAAGTGCAACGGCAATAGCATCTGGTAGTGCAATTAAGAATATTACTTTTGACCATCCGTTTTTTGTAGGAACTTCAGCATTACTTGGAGCAAATTCAAATTTACCTTCTATTGGTATCACTGCACAAAATATGGCAACAGGTGATTTTTTTGAAGTAAGTAATGTATCATCAACAGGTTTTTCTGTTCATTTCAAAAACTCATCAAATGCTAGTATTAGTAGAAATTTTAACTTTACTGCGGTAGGATTTGGTAAAGGAAACTAACTTATGGCAAGAGTAGATTCTACAGGGGGAACAGGATACGTTATTGATAACGGAACAGGAAGTGCTGTTCGTACAAAATTAAATCAAATTACTGCTGCTATAAACTCTACAAATAGTGGTTCTGGAGATCCATCAATCAATACAGCATTTCAAATGCACATTGATACTTCAAGTTCATTATTGAAGATAAGAAACGCTGCTAATAATGCTTATATAACGATTGGTGATGTATCAGCAACAAATTTAGGCTTGATGCCGTTAGCTGGTGGCACTTTTACAGGAAAAGTAACTCATAACTATACAGCAAGTGTAAGAGTTCCAGTTGGTACAACTGCACAGAGGGATGGTAGCCCTGCACATGGAGATTTTAGATATAACTCGACACTTAACAAGTTTGAAGGTTATGCAAACTCAGCATGGGGTGAAATTGGTGGTGCTGGAGCTACGGGAGGAGGAACAGATAAGCTCTTTTTTGAATCAGATCAAACTGCAACAACATCATATGAGTTAAGTAGTGGTAAGCATGCTCATACCGTATCTCCTACAATTAATTCAGGTGTCACTATTACTGTGCCATCTGGTGCAATCCTTGTTATTCTTTAATTATGGCTTTAAACATTAACGGCACTACTGGTATTTCTGGAGTTGATGGGTCAGCTTCCGCACCAGCAGTAACAGGAACAGATAGTAATACAGGAATAAATTTTGCATCTGATACTGTCAATATCAATACAGGTGGATCGACTAGAGCAACTGTTGATAGTGCTGGAAGGTTGCTTTTAGGAACTACTACTGAAGGTGAAGGTGGTGCAGATGATTTAACTATTTCAAATACCTCTGCTGATATGGGTATAACCCTAAGATCAGGAACTTCAAATAATGGGCAAATATTTTTTAGTGATGGTACATCAGGTAATGCTGAATTTGCTGGCTTTATACAGTATGCACACAACGGTAACAGTATGAGATTTGGAGTAAATGAATCAGAACGTATGCGTGTTAGTAGTGTTGGAAGAATTTTAATAAATAATACTTCTGAAGATTTTGCAAGAGTTTGTCTTAGTGTTAATGCATCTAGTGAGCAACCATTTTCTATAAATGATTCAAATAATACAAGTACTTTGACATCAAGAATTGGATTTAGAACTGGGGGAACTCAGGTTGGAATTATTAAATCAAGCAATAGTGCAACACAATATAATACAAGTTCTGATTACAGACTAAAAGAAAATGCTGTTTCAATATCTGATGGTATTACAAGAATTAAAACTTTAAAACCTTATAAATTTAATTGGATTATTGATGAAACAAATACACCTGTAGATGGATTTTTTGCACATGAGGTAAGTGGTGTTGTTCCAGAAGCAATAAGTGGTACGAAAGATAAAGTAGCAGATGCTGCGGATGTAGCTAGAGGTGATGCAAATGAAGTCGGTGATCCAGTTCATCAACAGATAGATCAAAGTAAACTTGTACCTTTACTTACTGCTGCATTACAGGAGGCTATTGCTAAAATTGAAGTATTGGAAACAAAAGTCGCTACATTGGAGGCTGCATGAGCCAAAATATGTTTTTTAATCTTGATAAACAAATAGAATATATCTATTATAGTAAAATAAAGGTAAACACCTAATGATTTACAACAAACCTGACGCTTTAGTAATTTTAAAACCAGGAGCAGAGTGGAGTTGGTCAGGAATAGAATATTCTGGCTTAAACTGGCTTGACAGTTCTACAAAACCAACTGAATCTGAAATAGACGCAGAGGTTACAAGTTTAAATAATGCAGAACCTATGAGACTTTTAAGGGTCGAAAGAGATAGATTATTAGCACTAACAGATTGGAGAGCCAGTTCTGATTTAACTTTAGCAACAGCTTGGAAAACATATCGTCAATCCTTAAGGGATTTACCAGCTAGTGCATCGCCAACTCTTGATTCGTTTGGCTTACTTAATATGTCATCTGTCACTTGGCCTACTGAACCTAGCTAACTATGAGTCAAATCAAGTTATTACATAGTGGTGGAAACGGAGCTATTTTAAGTAGTCCAGCATCTAATCCTAGTAGTGATGTAACTTTAAAATTACCTTCTACAACTGGATCGGCTGGACAAGTTTTAAAAGTAGCAAGTGCTAACCATAGCTCAACAAACGCAGAACTTGAATTTGCTGCTGATGTTGGTGGTAAAGTTTTACAAATAAAATCAGCAAATTTCACTTCTCAATTCGCACATAACTCATCAAGCAGTACAGATTGGGTTGCTACAAATATCACAGTTGACATTACACCAACTTCCGCAAGTTCAAAAATATATGTAAGGGCTGATTACAATATTTGGAAAAGTGGTTCTTCTGCTCAAGTAAACATGACTCTTTATAGAGACTCTACGAACTTAGGTAATTCGTTTTATGGTTTTGGAGAATATGCTATTGATTCTGCTTATGCTCTTCAATGGAATCTTGCATTTAATGATTCACCAAATACAACTTCGCAAATAACATATAAAGTTTATGCAAGAGTTCAAAGTGGTCATCATTTTAATATGGGAGTAAATAACGTTCCTACAAACATTACAGCTATCGAGTATTCAACATGAGCAGATTAATAACTAACTCCATACGATCCACTTCTGCTTCAGCAGATGCGATTACTTTAGATGGATCAGGAAATGCAACTTGTTCTGGAAGATTATTACAATCTACTCTACCTAGTTTTGGTTCGTATGGTAATGCTTCTTGGACTACAGTTAATAGTGGAACTGGTGGAGTTCCAATTTTTCCAAATGTGACTCATAATGTCGGAACTTGCTATAACACCTCTAATGGAATATTTACTGCACCTGTGGCTGGAATTTATATGCTTATGATTCATGTTATGGTTTCAACTTCTGACGATTCTGAATCTGGCGACACTAGAAGTTTTGATATGTTTTTTCAAAAAAATAGCTCAAATTTAGCAAGACATCATCAAAAAAGAGGTTACAAGAATGATGGAGACATTCAGAATACAATGGATATGACTTGTACTGAATTGTTGGCTGCAAGCGATACAATAAATTTATATTTTTATGCTAATTCTCACAGCCAAAGATGGTATGGAAGTCATACTTATTTTGGAGCTACTCTTTTAGGATAAATTATGGGATTAACAAAAGCTCAAGCTGCTGGACTCGCTGATACTTCTGTTAGTGCAGGGAGTTATGGTTCGGCTACCGCAATACCAGCTATTACAGTTGATGCACAGGGAAGAATAACTGCTGCCTCTACAAATGCAATATCGGCTGGAGGAGAAACTGATGGTATATTTCAAAATCCTGTAGCAGCAGCAGGGAATATTACAATCGGTAATAATAAAAACGGTTTAGCTGCTGGTCCTTTTTCAATGGCGACTTATACTTTAACTATACCTTCGGGTTCTGTCTTTACAATAGTCTAATGCCAGTATCAATCAACGGAAATACAGGAGTAATAACAGGACTTGCAGTTGGTGGTCTACCTGATGGATCTGTTCAATTAGCTGATTTGGCAACAACAGGAACAGCATCAAGTTCTACATTTTTAAGAGGAGATGGTGCTTTTGCAGAAGCAGGGGGAGGAAAAGTTCTTCAAGTTGTTTATGCTACGACTAGTTCTTCTGTATTTAATTACACATCAACTTTAGCCGATAGTGGTTTGACAGCAACGATTACTCCTTCAGCTACAACAAGTAAAATTTTAGTTTTAGTTTCTCAGGCTTGGATATCCAGAAAAACAAATGCGGGTTATTCTGGTGGATTTATTGGAATATTTAGGGGTTCTACTCAAATTACTACTAATACTAGTACAAGTATGTACGATATGTATGTAAGTGCTGGTGGTGCAAGTTCTTTGGAACGTTATGACAGACTGACTTTAGTGCAATTAGATGAGCCAAGTACAACTTCTGCTACAACATATAAAACTCAACAAGCTGCCGCTGAAACTGTTAGTGGAGGTTCTTTTATAGGAGCTAATACTGATAATCGTACTTCTTATATAACACTAATGGAGATAGGAGCATGATAGATCATATAGCAATAAAAAAAGCTTATCCAGATGCAGGGATTATTAGTGATAAAGGTACTTTTAAAGAAGATGGTACAGAAATAACTATTGTTCAATCTAACGTAGATGCTGCAAGAACTACCTTAGATGCTGAATATGCAGCCCTTGAATATTCAAGAAATAGAGCAGCACAATATCCAAGTCAACCAGAACAATTTGATATGCAGTATTGGGATAGTGTTAATGGTACGACTACATGGAAAGATGCTATTGCTAAAGTAAAGGCAGACAATCCAAAACCATGACAGGAAAGATTAAATTAGTACATTCTGGCGGTAATTCTGTTTCAGTAGCAGTTCCAACAAACGCACCATCAGCAAGTGAAGTTGAGTTTAAGCTCCCCCAAAGCGATGGGAGTGCTAACCAGGCTCTTGTTAGTGATGGATCGGGAAATTTATCATTTGCAAGTGTAGCTGGTGGGAAAATTCTTCAAGTTGTAGAAAGTACAAGTAGCACTACTGTGACTACATCAGGAGGTACTGAGACTGACTTGCTTACATTATCTATAACTCCAGCAAGTTCAAGTAATAAAGTATTACTATTTATCAGCATAGATCTTCAAGCTACTGCATCAACTAATGCAAAGGCATGGGTTCGTTTATATAGAGGAACTTCAAGCGGAACATTGATAAGGACTTTAAAAGATGGAAGCGAAGCCAATGAAACAGTAAGTTTAAGTATGACTGGTACAAAACTTGATTCACCAAGTACTTCTTCTGCTCAAACATATACTCTGACCATAGCTCGATTGTCTGGTGGTACAAATACAGTTAGTAGTGATGGTAATCCTTATTTCTTACAAGCAATGGAGGTAGCAGCATGACCAGCAGATTAATTGTAAACAGTATTAGGCATACAGGAGCTTCGGCTGATGCCATTACTCTTGATAATTCTGGTAACGCTACGTTCCCTGCAAATGTAACCTGTTCTGGAACGGCATCAGGTTTTGGTGGTGGTAAAGTAAAACAGGTTAAATATTCAGAAAAAGTAAGTGGTGCATTATCAACAACTTCTACGTCTTTTCAAGCAGTTTCTGACCTTGACCTTTCTATAACACCAACTTCTGCTTCAAGTATAATATTAATGCAACTAAATATAAGAGTTTCAGGTGCTCATGCTTCTGGTAGTGATGCAAGTATGACAGTTGGTGTCAGTACAGATAGTGGCAGTAGTTATCTTACACAACAAGATATGTATCCTTATAGATGGGATACTGGTGGAATTTATCTTAGGTATCCACATACTATGTTTCATGCTGCGGTTGCTGGCAGTACAAGTGTTAAAAATTTTAAAGTATATTACAAAAGAACAGGTGCTACTATTGCTCATATTAACGAAGGTGGTTCTACCGATAAAAGCTATCTTTTATTATGGGAGATAGAAGCATGACAAATCCACTAGACGCACTTATCAAAAAATACGAGGAACAACTCGTAATGATACAAAAACAAAAAGAAGAAGCAAAAAATGCTTACGATATTGCCTGTAAAAATGAGGACAGGTATCAAGGTGCAATATTAGGTGTTAAAGATGCACAGGCACAATTATTATCAACAGAAAATCAAAAAGAAGAAATAAAACCTTCTGACGCTAAAAAAGCAAAAAATTAATTAGATTTATCCTGCATCTGCCTTGTCATAAGGCTCATAGTTACATATAAAGGTGCTAATGCACAGATTCCTGCGAAGGTTATAATAGTTACAGGTACTAATGCTTTCACAAAGGCTTCTTTAAACATATGCTAAATCGTGTTTGTCAAATTTTGAGTATTCTCTCATTTTTAATGGTAACTTCTGTTATTGGTGGAGGGTACTTTGGTTATAAATATGTAACGTCAGAGCAATTTCAGACCAAAATGATGAATAAAGTTCTTGGAGGAGTTGGAGATATGATGCCTAAAGTATTAGATGAGGGCTTACCTGAGATGGTACAACCATCAATGGATATACCAGAAGGTTTTGGAATCTAATGAACTGCTACTGGTGTAATACAGAATTAATCATAGGTGGTGACATTGATATTGAAGATGGGATGGTTGGTTATCCTGAGTTTTCGGTAATGACTAATTTATCTTGTCCTAAATGCCATGCAGAAGTAGAAGTTCTTAAAAAAAGAGAT